GGTATGGTGGACAAAAAGCTTCTATATGCTCAATGGTGTCTATGAAAGAGGTAGTGATGGTTTTCTACCAAAACGTTATAGATTAGAACTAAACAAGAAAATAAAAGCATTTAATGACCAGATACACTTATCTTCTGTAAATAGTAGATTTGAACAAAACAAAAAGGCTTTAGAGTGGCAAGAAAAAAGTGGCTTAGTTTTTGATATACAGAATATAGGAGTATCAGCAATCGTTGGTGATGGTACAAAAAATTCTGGTTTTATAGCCAAACACCTTATGGAGACTGGTCAGAAAGATCCATCTTTTGCAATGGGCAAGATATATGAACATATAGAATGGGGATCTAGTAAAGGCTTTATCAAAGCAGCAGATATAACTAAAATACGTAACGAACAGTTTGAGTTAAAACAAGGTGGTACAGGTACATTAAAAGATATAGGTAATGGACAGCTTGATAGTATGCTAGGTGCTCTAGAAAAGAAACTTAGAATACAAGAAGTCAAAGATATGGAAGCAGAGAAAGATGCTAAGATACTTCAAAGAGTGAATGAAACAGTATCTACTCTGGAGTCCATGACTAATACTCCGGATGGCCGAGTATCTGAAGCTGATAAAAATACTATGCTAGGACAAGTAGCTCAAGACTTAAATCTACCAGTTACTGATAGCAGACTCAAAAAGATAGATGACTTTTTAACTGCTGAAGATAAAGATGATCTAGAAACTACACGTCAAATAGACTATGACCTTAACAAGTATGGTTATCTAGAAAATAAAAACATGCGTCTAAATGAAATCAACGATCAGGCACTACGTAAAAAGTATAAACAGATAGTTGATGATGCAGATGTTTTAGCACAAAATAAAGATGTTATAAAAGAGTACGAAGGTCTTATAGATGGTGATGTCTATGGTAGAACAGTTAGTGATGGTTACAAAAAAGCTGAATTAGGTGCTGACTACGCTACAATGACTTTGTATGCAAAGCGTGATTTTCGTGAAAAATTTAAACAATACGAAAAAGGTAGCAATCCTAATGATGCAGCAAGAAGAGCTTACAATGAAGTAAAAACCAAGATAGAAGATAAAGATGGTGAAACTCAAGTTTCTAAACCTTTAGATCAGAACCCATACTTACAAGATGGCACAGCTCCTAAGTATACTGAAAACTATGAAAAAGATAAAGCAAGCGCTTTAAATATGCTTGCTAAAGATCCAATCGGTACACTAAATAGTGACCAGTATTTACCGGGTGAAAAGGCTGCTGCATTACAAGGTATGAAGTATAGAGAAGGTAAAGCACAAATACCTGAGTACTATCTTACAATGGCTAAACCTTTAAAATTTACCACAGCTCACGAGCTTCTAGAGCAAAGGCTAATGAAACTAGGTTTAATTGATGAAGATGGTATGACTGTACCACCAGAAAAGACTATAGGATTAGGTATGGATACTCTAGAAAAGTTTACACATTTTCCAGAAGGTAAAGCTATTCGTGGCATGTGGGAGTCAAGCTTTGACTACAATAATGGTCAAGGTATTATGAATGACAGACTATACGCAGCAATAGAGCCGAAAGGAGCTAATGGTGATCTTAACTTTAATGGCACTATACCTAAAGGTCGTGAAAAAATAAAAGTAACAGATAGAACTATACTTGAACTACTATCTGCACACAAAGTTGGTTACAACGGATTTGGTAGATTTGGTTTAGATGCTCAACATTTATTCGATGAGCAGTTGTTAAAAGCAGCTGGTGTTGATTATACTGATCCATTTACTGAAGAAACACAAAAACGATTAGTTAACGCTATAATGATGCGTAATATGTATACTAGAAACATATTTAATATCTCAGGTCAGGATAATAAATATCGTGTAAACTTTGATACAACTACGTGGGACGCAGAAAATGGTAAAGAAAAATATGCTGTAGGTTGGACACTAGATCCTACACTTTATGACTTACAACTCGAATAATTATGAACGAAGAACAGCAAGAAGAATACCAATACGATGTCAACGAAGACTATCTAAATGAGATGGTCGACTCAGCTGAGTCAGCTATAGAATCGCAGGCTCAGTTAGAACAAGCTGAACAACAAGAGAAAGAAGTAGCTCAAGAAGAAACTCAAATACAAGAAGAGTTAGATGACCCACGAGAAGCAGAAAATTGGGGATTCAAAGCATACGCTAAAGAAGCACAATCCATACTCACAGGTGGTGTTCAAGACACTGCTTCCTCCATTGCTACATTTCCAGAGCGTACAGTCGATGCACTGTCAGGTGAAATGCAGCAAGAGAAGGAAGAGAAAGGATACTACGAACCTGAGTGGCAACCCTTAAAAAGCTATGCTAATCCAATAATTACAAAAACTTGGTGGGGTAAACTAGCTAGAGGTGTGGTACATTTTGGAAGTATGGCTGCTGCTATTGTAGCTGCTGCTAAAACACTTCCTGTATCTGCCCCGCTTGCTTTGAAGTCAATGAAGGGCTACAGTCTGTTAAGAGCTGCTGGTATTGGTGCAGCATCTGACCTGATCTCTAAGGAGTCAGACGGACACAATGCTCTTGGTTCGTTGAGAGAGCACTACGGCTGGATAGATACACCTTTATCGACTAAAGATGCTGACCACCCTGTTATGATGAAAGTTAAAAACATCGTAGAGGGCATGGGCATAGGTCTTATATTTGATGGTGCAGCTATGCTGGTTTCTAAAGGTAAGAAATCAGTAGCTAAAGCTGTAGTAAATAGAAGTAAAAATATAGACGATCAAAACTTACAAAAAGGTTTAGAAGAACTACGTACAAATGAGACAGAGTTTAGAGCTAGTAAGAATAGACCTTTAGCTGACGCTCATCAGGGTGCTCACTTATCAGAAGATGATCCATTTATTGTTTGGGAAAGAAATAAAAGAATCAAGAATCAATGGGGTTCAGAAGAGGGTGCAGCTGGTAATGTTATAACAGCAGTACAACGTGAACGTGGAGCTAGAGAATCTGGTCTTAGTGAAGAAGTAGTAGACGAAGTACTACAAAAACTTTATAGTAAAAACAAGTATAAAGCATTGATAGCAGAAGCTAAAGCTAATCGTCAAACTTTAGTAGAAACTTTTGGTGATGCTATAGCAGCACATCAACGTATTACGCTAGGTAGAAATGCAGCAGAAATGTCCGCAGATGAATACCTAGAAGAGTTACTAAAGTCTACAGATACTTATGAGCTTACAGATATAGACGGTAATGTTACAGGTAAAGTTGAAACAATAACAAGTAAATATGTAGTTGTTGCTGACATGGTTGTAGGTACTTTACTACAACAAGTTAGAGATTTAGGTATAGCTGGCCGTGAGCTAAAAGATTTTGTTGACATTACAGATGTTGATGGGCCGTTAGAACAGATTAGAGATACTATGTTCATGGCTTTGACAGAAGCAAAACGTGCAAGAATAATTAAATCTGATGACTTTAGATCATTAGGTGCTGGTAAGCGTAGATATCTAGAGAAAACATTGTCACAAGAAATGGCTGATACTCGTGAGTCTATACAAAGCATACTAAATATTGCTAATAAAGACGAAGATGGCGACTTACTATTTGCTTTGTTTGAGGCGTTTTCATCTATGAAGACTGTAAACAGCCTCGATGACTTTGATGCTTGGGCACGTAAAATGATACGTGGTGGTGAGATTGAAGGTAAGAAACAGACAGGTGCTCTTGTTAGAGAACTGCAAGGTGTGATGACACACAGTATTTTGTCTGGCCCTAAAACACCAATGCGAGCAATCATGGGTACATCTACTGCAACATTTATGCGTCCGATGGCACAGACACTAGGTTCTGTACTTAGATTTCCGTTTACTGGTGACTTAAATAGTATACGAGCTGGTATGGCTACAATGAACGCTATGATCGAAGCTATACCCGAGTCATTCGAGATATTTAAAACTAAGCTAAATAGCTACTGGTCAGGTGACGTATCTACAATTAAGACACGTTTTTCTGAATATACTAGGGGTGACGCAAACTGGGAGATACTACGTAGATGGGCAGAAGATAGTGGTAGAGCTAGTGCTGGTGATAAAGCTGCTTTTCGTATAGCTAATGTAGCACGTAGTATGAATGATACTAACTTCTTAACGTATGGTGTTAAGCTTATGGCTGCTACTGATGATGCGTTTGCACACATATTAGGTAGAGTTAAGATGAGAGAGAAGGCTATGTTGTCTGCTCTAAATCAACAGCAAACTGGTGCATTGTCATCGTTTGTAGAAGTCACACCACAGCTAATTAAGAACTACGAAGACTTTTTCTATCGTGATATATTTGATGCTGACGGCAACCTTATTGATGAAGCTACAAAGTTTGCACGTAAAGAAGTTACACTTACTCAAGACTTGACTGGGTTTGCAGCAAACTTAAACGCTGTATTCCAGCAAAATCCTTGGGCTAAACCTTTCTTTTTATTTGCACGTACAGGTGTTAATGGTCTAAAGCTTACAGCTAAATTTACACCCGGATTTAATTTCTTAGTTAAAGATTTTAATGACATTGCATTTGCAACTAAAGTTACACCAGAACTACAATCTAGATATGGTATTACTAGCCAGCAAGAGCTAATTAACGCTAAGGCGTTACAAACAGGCCGATTGGCAATGGGCTCTGCATTAGTATTTATGGCTGTACAAGCTTGGATGCGTGGCGATCTTACAGGTAATGGGCCAGTAGATAGACAAAAACGGAATGTTTGGATAGACTCAGGCTATAAACAAAGAAACATCAAACTAAATGGTGTTATGGTTAGCTACGATTCGTTTGAACCATTTAACCAGATTATGTCTATGATTGCAGATATAGGTGATGCTAGTATGCTAATGGGTGAAGAGTGGACAAAAGATAACTTACTAAAGGTTGCTTTGTTACTATCTCAAGGCGTTACAAGTAAGTCTTATTTAGCAGGGTTACAGTCATTTGCAGATCTATTTGGTGGTAAACCCGGACAGCCTGCAAGAATTATAGCTGGTTTGGTAAACAATACAGCACCATTGGGTGGTCTACGTAAAGAGCTTGGTATGTTATTTAACCCATACATGAAAGAGCTACAGTCAGGTTTTATAGATTCTGTACGTAACCGTAACTTGTTGTTTGAGAAGTTTCCCGGTGAAGACTTACCTATTAAGTATGATATACTAAATGGTAAACCGTTGAAGCCCTATGACTTTATGACTAGAGCATATAACATGTTTAGCCCTGTTACATTTTCGTTGACTCCTAGTGCGGGTAGAACTTTATTATTTAACAGTGGTTATGACTTACGTATGTCTGTCCTTTTTAGTCCAGATGGTGACGACTTATCTGATTCTCCAAGAATTAGATCATTGTTCCAAAAAGCAATAGGAGAGCAGGGACTAGAAGCAAAGCTTGCAAGATTAGCTAAGAATCCTAGAATTATAGCATCACTAGAACAAATGTATAAAGACATAAATAGTGGTGACAGAAGTAAATATGAAACAAAAGATTATTACCATAATCGAATAATTGGTAACTTGTTTGAGCAAGCTAGAAGTAAAGCTTGGGCTACATTGACACAAGAAGATGAAGTTATTAAGCTCAAAGAAGCAGAAAGAAAACGCAGAGTTGGCCGTGCTGAAAAAGCGAAACAAACTGCTAGCTCAGAAATCCTCAACATATACAAATAAATGGCAACAACATTCATAGATTATACTGGGGATGGGAACGCTACTAAGCCGTTCTCTTTCCCTTCTATACAAGAGTCTGATGTAAAAGTAGAAGTTGACGAGGTACTAAAGACCTCTGGCGTACACTACAATATTACAAGCTACACTACTACAGGTGGTGGTAATGTAGTCTTTACATCAGGCAACGAACCAAATAGCCCATCAAGAATACGTATCTTTCGTGACACAGATGTAGATAGTCCAAAGGCTACATATACGGCAGGCTCATCAGTAAAAGCAGCTGACTTAAATGATAACAATGAACAGTTATTATTTTCTGCACAAGAAGAGCAAAACCAAACAATACAAACACATAAGATAAAAGACTCAGCAGTAACAAGTGCTAAAATACAAGATGGTGCTATAGTTAACGCTGATGTCAATGCGTCTGCTGCAATCGCTGGAACTAAAATTTCACCTGATTTTGGCAGTCAGAATATAGCAACTACCGGTACAGTTAACGGAGTAACAACAACAGAATTAGCCATACTAGATGGTGCAACTGTAACTACAGCAGAGCTAAACATATTAGATGGTGTAACTGCTACAACATCAGAAGTCAATATATTAGATGGTGTTACAGCTACTACAACAGAAATCAACAAACTTGATGGAGTCACAGCAGACACAGCAGAACTAAACATACTTGATGGCGTAACTGCTACAACCTCTGAACTAAACATTATGGATGGGGTAACAGCTACTACCTCAGAGATAAATACTTTAGACGGAATAACTGCAACTACTAATGAGCTAAATCTTTTAGATGGTGTAACCGCAACTACAACAGAACTAAATTTAGTTGACGGTGTTACAGCGACTACAGCAGAACTTAATTTTGTAGATGGTGTTACGAGCAATGTTCAGACACAGTTAGACAATAAGCAACCACTAGATTCTGAACTTACAACATTGTCTGGTATGCAGGCTGGTACAGCGTCGATACTAGCTGATAGTACAGCTCTTACAGCAACTACATCGGAGCTAAACCAGCTTGATGGTATTACACTTGAGACTTCTATTACTACAAACAGTGATACACGTATACCTACATCAAAAGCGGTAAACGATCAAATACTTGCAGTTACTAATGCTCTTGGTGGTTTTGTAGCTATAGCTAATGAAACTAGCT